GGATAAGATGGAAAAAGCCATTGAAAAAAACCAACATACAGCTTTTACTTTAATTAATTTAAGCAAATTAGCGGAAATAGATGCAATCCTTCGGGATATGGCAGTTTAATTTTTAATCAATATCCCCCATTTACGGGGGACTTTTTATAATAGTTTTAGCAGTAAAACATTAACACGACACGAAAGGTAACAAAATGGCACACGAATTAACAATCAGAGAAGATGGTTTTACCGAAATGGCTTTTGTAGGTGCAACTCCTTGGCACGACCTCGGTAATAAATTAGAGGAAGGTGCGGACATGGAAACATGGAAAAAAGCCGCTGGAATGGACTGGACTATTAAACAAGCTCCTGTTTATTACGAAGTTATTGATGACAATGAGCATCACAACTTATCCACTTTTAAAGGTCAAAATATCCTTTACCGATCCGATAACAACGAAGCCTTATCAATCGTCAGCGACCGTTATAAACCCGTTCAACCCGCCGAAGTTTTAGAATTTTTTGATTCCTTAGTTAAGGAAGCGGGTTTTAAATTGCACACGGCTGGAACTTTACGGGGTGGTAAACGCCTATGGGCTTTAGCGGAAACAGGTAAATTTGGTGAAGTATGTAAAGACGATGGCGTAGGCGGATTCCTACTTTTATCCACTTCCTGCGACCGAAGCCTAGCCACTACCGCCCGATTTACCAGCATCCGAGTGGTATGTAATAACACCTTAACAATGGCTACCAATAACACCAAATCTGTTGTATCCGTGCCACATAGCACCATTTTCGACCACGATAAAGTAAAACTGGAACTTGGTAAGGTTACGGAAGCCTTCGGTAGTTTTATGGAAATGGCTAAATTCCTGCAAAAACAAGAAATGTTAAGCCTAGCCGCTGATAACTTTATTAGAAAATTGGTCGAGCCTATTTCTCAGGTTAAGCGTGAGGATTACGAATTAGGTAAGAATAAGACCTATCAAGCACTTTGGGAATTATTCGAGGGCGGTGCGAAAGGTTCTAACCTAGTAGGACATACCAAATGGGCTATGCTAAACGCCGTAACCGAGTATTACGACCACCATATCCCTAACCGTAGTAACGATACTCGCCTTAATAATGCGTGGTTCGGAAGCGGTGACCGCATTAAAAATAAAGCCTTAGAATTATTGCTAACTGCATAATAATGATGTAATATCACCTCTCATATAATACTGGGAGGTGATTTATGGCTGGAGCCGTTACAACACTTAGGGAATTATTTAGGAAAACACCTAAAGCCCTTACCCTTTCAGAAATTTCTGTATTAAGCCCTACCTTACAGCCTAATGAAATACAGATGGGCTTACTTTATTTAATACGCCAGCGTTACGCCACAAGAGAGCTAGTGGATAACCCTAAGCCAATCGGCAGAGAAAAGGTTTGGCGATATACCTATTTTGATAAAAAACAGCCTAAGGAGGCGTTATGAAACATCAATTAGAGCAGGTTGATATTCGCACATTAATTCCTTATGTAAATAATTCCCGCACCCATTCCGATGAACAGGTAACGCAAATTGCTTCCTCAATTAAAACTTTTGGCTTTAATAATCCTATTCTTGTGGATGATACTTACGGCGTTATCGCAGGGCATGGCAGGCTTTTAGCCGCACAAAAACTAGGACTAGACACCGTTCCAGTATTAGTTTTAGGACACCTTTCCGAAGCCCAAAAGAAAGCCTACATTCTTGCAGATAATCGAATCGCTTTAAACTCCGCATGGGATGTGGAACTTCTTAAATTAGAGCTAGAGGACTTAAAAAATGATTTTGATTTCCAAATTATGGGCTTTAATAAACAGGAACTTGATACATTATTCGGTGATTTCGAACCTGAGCCGATTGAAGAAATTGATGAAATAAACGAATCTGTAAATTTCATCATTAAATGCGAAAACATAGCCCAAAAGGAAATTATTAAAAGCAAATTAGGGATTACCAGCGAAAAAATTACCTTTGACACCTTTATGGCTATCCTAGATGCTTAATATTCTTATTATTGAAACAGTCCCAAGAGCCAAAAACCCGATTGATGCCCATGTAAGGAACGCTTTAGCAATTCAAAAGGAATTAACAAATCTAGGGCACAATGTTGATACATTGTTTATACAGGAATCAAGTAAACGATTTCAAAAAAAATATGATGCCATTTTGGTGTCTTATGCCACCCAGTATCCTTTTATAGATAATATTGATGCAATAGAAGCCGCAAATGAGAATACGCCGTGGGGTTGGATTACCAATGAATATAATTTACGCCCTAACGCCTTTGCCTATACCATTTTTAAACGCCGTAGGTCTTTTTTACTATGTAACTATGAACTCGGTGCTGTTAAATTTGCTTGCTTTGACAAGGAATACTCGGTAAACCTTAACCCACTCCTATTTCAGGAAATGCCGAAGGCTAAAAAAAGCCTAGATTTTATTTATTACGGCACATATAGACCTGACAGAGAGGCTTATTTCAAGAAATACTTTAAAGAAAAGGTATATTTATCTACCAGCACCAAAAACCATAAAAAATTCCTGCATATTGGTTGTACCAGCAGACCTATTAAAAAATTTGGTTGGGATTCACCTGCATTATTAAATTTTAGGTATTCCATTTATATTGAGGATGAATTTACCCATAACCATTTTAATAACCTTGCCAATAGGTTTTATGAATCCTTAGCGTGCCGATGTGTCCTTTTATTTGACAAATCGTGCGTTCCTACTTTACAAAAGGCAGGAATTGTAAACTATGAGCCTTTTATTATAAATTCGGCTGATGACTTAGACCAATTTGGAGAGCATAATTATGCGGAACTCCTTGAAATTCAATCGGTATGGCGGACTGCCGTTATTACCGAAAGAGGAAAAATTATTAGACAAATTGAGGAAGTGTTAATAGCCGAATGTGCCCCGAATGCCTAAAAGCCATAAATGATAAATATCATGGTATATACCAGTTAAAATGTGCAGGGTGTAGGCATAGGCTATTAATGAATGAAACCTGTAAAATTAGCCGTAAGGAAATGGCTGAATCCTTAAAAAAATATGGTGATGTAGCCGATTGGCAGATTAAACCAAACTGCGGTTGCGAATTTCAATGTAAACGGTATGAAGCAATAAGGAATAGAAATGCCAATAGCTAAGAAAAACGATGGATGGTATTGGGGATCAAAAGGACCATTCCCGACTAAAGCAAAAGCATTACAGGTAGCGCAAGCCGCACACGCAAGTGGATTTAAAGAGGAAAAGCGAGAAAAAAACCTTTGCGTTGCTCTTGATTACCATAATACCTATTCGGCTGATCCTAAGTTTTGGGATACCTTTATTTATATGTGCTGGATGCGTAAGTGGGATGTATATTGCGTAACCCACCACACAGGTGAAAAGCAAAATGAACAGCTTATGGATAGCATAGGTAAAGTGTTGGATAAAGACCACATTATTTTCACTATGGGTAAAGCCAAACTGGATTATGTAAAAAGTATCGGGCTGAATATAGATATTTGGATAGATAACAACCCAATACATATCATAGAAGACCCTGCACCTTAATGCCAACCCTTCCTTCCAATACCCTATGCGGTGAATTAGGCTGTAAGAATGATAGGAGTAAAGGTAATAGGTTCTGTATAGCCCACGGCGGGTTCGATTCGTTCAAATCAGATAAGCGTAGGGAATCCAATAAAGCGTATGGCACCCGTATATGGCAGAAGATACGCACACGCCAGTTGTCACTCCAACCCCTTTGCCAGTCTTGCCTATCCGAAAATCGTGTCTGTCTTGCTAAGGACATTGATCATGTGTTCGCTTGGAATCAAATAGGAGACCACGCCTTTACCCGTAACCTATTCCAATCCCTATGCCAAGCCTGCCATAGCCATAAAACCCAATTAGAACAGAAAGGCGTATATAGGCACTTCACCACGCCTATCACCGATTACTGTAGAGCCGACTACTCTAGGTTATTTACAAGCTAATAGGCTTCTTCCTCCTGCGTATCCGAAACGGCTCCGCTATTCTCTTTGAAACTTAAAAAGGAAACGATTACCTCCAGAGCAGGTGCGCATAGAAATTTCTACGATGTAATTTGACTTGTGGGGGGTCAAGACTGTAATATTCCACAAATGAACAAAAAACCACCAGAGCTTCACATAATTGATGGAACAAAACCAAGAACAACAACGCCAGTGGATTTGCCACAGGCAATCAAAAAACGCATCCCGCAAGCGGAGTGGCTCAACAATTATGAGGAATGGAATAAGGAAACATTCATCTCGGAGACCGCTGAGTTCCTTCACTCCGTTTACGGTATCGGAAGCGAACAAGATAAACACACTCTTGCGATGCTGGCTAATGAAATTGATACCTACATTGAATGTTGCAAAGGGATTAAAAAGGGGGGAATTGTTATACGCTTTAACAATGGTGCTAATCTTGGTAGTAATCCGTTCCTTATTGAAAGGGGTAAAGCCCTCAAGAATTGCATCCAATTAATGAATGAATTAGGATTAACCCCTAGAGGCAGACTTAATTCGGGTAAACCCGAGGATAATTCCGCCGTAGCAAAGTTCCTTAGAGGACCAATGGCACAATGAAATTAAAAAGGTCTAAAAAGGAGCAACAGGCTCAAGATGAATATCTCCGCAAGGTGTTCAAAGAAATAAAGGAGCAACAGGAACTGGTTGCTGTAATACTTCCTAGAGGAACATGGGAAGAAATAGCCTATTCAATCAAATTAGCCTTAAAAGTCAAATGAAATGGGAAGATGGCGTTACCTACGCCCACTCCGTAATTAAGGGCGATATAAATGTTTGCAGGGATGTCCGCCTAGCCTGTCAGCGTTTTATAAACCAATTGGAAAACAAGGAATGGGAATGGGTATATGACAGCCGATTCCCTCAGCATGTGCTGGATTTTGCGGAGACTTTAAAACACACCAAAGGTCCTGATGCTGGAAAACCCATTATTCTTGAGCCATTCCAAATTCTCCTTATAAACGCCATATACGGCTTTAGAAGCAAAAAAGACCAAGAAAAACGCATGGTTTCCGATGTGATACTGTTTATTCCACGGAAGGCAGGAAAATCCACATTAACGGCTGTAATAGCACTTTATGAACTCCTATGCGGAGAGGCTGGCGCAGAGGTATTTACC